GTAGTCTAGATGTTGATAGTGAGGTAATATTCAAGCCTAATAGCAAGTATTCGCTTGATATAGAGAATATGTCAACATCAACAAACTATGTAAATATAACATTATCGTGGATAGAAACGAACTAACTGGAAATACAGGATAGTTCAACATAAAAAAGATTAACCTACAATAAAACTTAATCAACATAAGTAGGTTAAAGAAGTGCTAAGAATGGTTTAAATATGAACCAATTTGAATAAGATAATGCCATAATCAGATATAGCATTAATGCGTTTAAATAATTATTTTTAAATACTACTTGACAAACTATATTATACGCTGTATAGTATAGATAGAGGTGCAAGAATATTTGCACTAATAATGATACGCTTGGTATAACGGATGCGTCTTTTATATTAAACTCTTGGATATGAGGGGTGTATTATTAGTAAAATCGCCCCATATTAAACAAAAGAGTCATTATTCTACATAAATGAACACAAATTAAAAGTAAATGGGGCAATATGCTATTATGGCTCAATGGTAGAGCATCTGTTTTGTAATCAGACGGTTATAGGTTCGACTCCTATTAATAGCTCCACAAATGTTGTTGCTACTCGATATGCAACTAAAACAAGGTCGAGTTCAAATGGTGTTCCACTAAGATTAGTGGTACGGGTTAATATAACAAAATGAGTAGTGGTGGGAACTCGTTATATAAAAAAAAGGAGAAATATGTATTTTGTAGCAGGAGTAAATAAAAATAGTAGTAGGTGTTTTGGATATTTTAAAAAGCTAGAAGATGCTATTAAGTCAGTTAAATGCAATAATACAGATATAAACGAAATGGGATACTACCCTTTAGCTGTAATAGAGTATAAAGAGGAAGGTTTCTATCCGATAGGTGCAACATATAGCGATAAAGATGGTTATATTACCTTGTTTGAGCGTTTATGGTTTAAGTATAATGATGTAAGTGGCGAATACGAGCCAATAGAAGAACCAGAAGAATTTAAAATATGGGGAAACCTTACACTATAAAGGAGAAAATCGTGTCTGATAATACACAAGAACTATATAGGCAAGTATTACAAACTGATTTTTGCGAATATTGTAAGTTTGTAAATAAACCTACTTGGAAAGCAACTAAATTTCATCAATATTTAACACATTACGTTCAAGAGTTTGTGCAAAGAGAAACTGAAAACCCATACGACATACTTTGTATTCACTGCCCACCTCAATATGGAAAATCATTGAGCATAACAGAAACGTTTCCTAGTTGGTATTTAGGTAATTATCCTAATAACAGAGTAATTGAGATTAGTTATGGTGAAGATTTTGCAAAGAAGTTTGGTAGATTAAACAGAGAAAAAATAAGAGAATTTGGCAGTATGATATTTGGTATAAATATTAAGAAAGATATTGATACTGTACTAGAATTTGAAGTTGATAATGGCAAAGGTAGTCGTGGTGGTATGCTTAGTAGAGGTGCTGGCACAGGTATTACAGGTCAAGCAGCTAACTTAATAATAATAGATGACCCTATTAAGAATAATACAGCAGCAGAAAGTACAATAGAACGAAATAAACTGTATGACGAGTGGTTAACATCATTTAGGTCAAGACTGGGTGTCGGTGCTAAAGTTATACTTATTATGACTAGATGGCACGAAGATGACTTAACAGGTAGACTTTTAGAGGAAGAACCTAATATAGAGTATTTAAGGTTACCTTGTGAAGCAGATAGTGAAGATGATCCACTTGGTAGAGAAATCGGTGAGCCTTTGTGTCCTGAAATAGGTAAAGATAAAGAGTGGACTGAAAATTTTAAGAGTATGTTAAACTCAACTAAAGGTGCTAGAACTTGGAATAGCTTATATCAAGGTAGACCAACTAGTGCAGAGGGTAATATGTTAGAACGTGACTGGTGGGTAATGTATGAAACACTACCAGAAATGGTTGTAACTGTAATGTCAGTTGATGCTACGTTTAAAGGTCAGAAAGAGAATGACTTTGTAGCAATTCAGATATGGGGTAAAACAGGTGCAAACTACTATTTAATAGATGCAGTTAAAAAACACCTTAATTTCCCAAGTACAATAAGAGAAATAAGACGATTAAAGGGAATGTATCCTGATTGTCAACAAATACTTATAGAAGAAAAAGCTAATGGTGCTGCAATAATACAGATGTTAAGGCACGAAATGTCTGGAATTACGCCAGTAGTACCTAGAGAAAGTAAAGTGGCAAGAGTTGATGCTATATCAGGTGCAATAGAGAGTGGAAATGTATTCTTGCCTAAGAACAAGAAGTTTACTAATGAATTTGTAGAGGAATGTGCAAGTTTCCCACAAGGTAAATCTGATGACCAAGTTGATGCTATGTCACAAGCATTGTATAAGCTCATATATAGACGAGGAAATGCAAGTGAAAAAGAAAGACCAAAGTCAAATATGGAAAAGTTATTTCCAGAATACTATAAGAAAAAGAACAAAGGGGAGGAAAAGATAAATGTTATATGAAGTATTGCTCGCTATCGTGTGCTTTCTAACTCCATTTATGACTATACTAGCGTTTATTGTAGGTTATAATATAAATACTACTGGTGGTAAAAAAATCGGCTTAAAACGTAAACCAAAGAAATCTGCTGATGAACTGTTTTTAGAAAATATAGATAACTATAACGGAACTAGCGAAGGACAAAAGGTGATTAAGTAATGAAAATATATTTAATTATGGAATATAACTTATTTCTAAACAATAGTTCTGTTGTTTGTGCGTATACAACATCTTTAGAAGCACACGAACATCTTTTAAACAATGGAAATATATTGCAAATAGAAAATAAAGGTTATAAAAAACAGAACCTTTATTATCCTAAAGATAGTAATGAACATGCTTACTATATACACGAAACAGAATTAAACACAAGTGTAACTCTAAAAGCCGACGATGAAACAGAAGAAGATAAGCTTTATGAAGAATATGAGAACTGGAAAAAAACAGAGGTGATTAAGTAATGGCTAAGAAGAAAACTAAGGAATGTTCTGCTCAAACTATATGGAGCAAATATCAAAAGAGTCTTGATTACTTAAGGCTAAAGAACGTAAAAGAGAAAACCGATAAGAATTGGAACTTCTATGTTGGTAAACAATGGGAGGGTATCAGTGTAAAAGAGGGTACTAATAAAGATGAACTCCCACAAATGAATATAATCAAGCCAGTAGGCAGATATAAAGTTAGTGTTCTTGCTCAAAGAAAGATGATAGCAAGATATACTGACTTAAAAACATATACAGACCCAGAAGTGCAAGCACGTAACGCAGAAATTTGTAAGCAAATGTCAACAGTATTTGCAGATTCTTGGCAGAAATCAAAGATGGATGGTATTGTTCGTAAGATGTTAAAGGCTAGTTTCATACAAGGTGACTCTTATGTTTACTTTGGTGACGAAGATATTAACAAAAAGCCTACCGTATTACCAAATACATCTGTTTTACTAGGTGATGAAAACATAACGAATATTCAAGCACAACCATATATCATAATTAGACAAAGATTAGGCGTTGAAGTAGTTAAGGCTAAGGCTAAAGAAAACGGAATATCACAAGATGTATGCGATACAATCGTAGGCGACTCTGATACAGTAGAAGAAATAGTAAATACATATGAAGTTAGCGACAAAGTTACTTCAATCGTGTATATGCAAAAGATAGATGGTATTGTAAATGTAGCAAGAACTACTAAGAATGTGGTATATGAGGAATTTCACCCTATACAGCAAAAGAAAGAAGATAAGTATGAGGGTAGAGGACAAAAGCTATATCCAATAATAGCTATGATATGGGAAGAAAAGCCTAATACAGCACGTGGTATATCAGAAGTTGAACAAATGATACCTAATCAACTAGAAATAAACAAAAATCTAGTTCGTAGAGGAATGTCAATTAAGATTAGTGCTTTCCCTAGATTAGCTTATGACTTGTCTGCAATACAGAACGAAAGTGATTTAGATACCGTTGGTGCTAAAATAGGTGTAAATGGTGGCGATGCAAGGTCAATTAATCAAATGGTTTCTTACTTACAAGCTGCACCAATAGCTGGTGATGCTAAGATATTTACTGATGAATTAATGGCTAATACTAGAGAGCTTGCTGGTGCTGGTGAATTTGCAACAGGTAACATTAACCCAGAAAGAACATCTGGTGCTGCAATAGTAGCTATTAGAGAGCAAGCACAACTACCACTAAGCGAACAACAATCAATGGTAGAAGAATTTGTAATAGATAAAGCATTAATAGATTATGATAGGCTAGTTACCTTTAATACTGGTGATGTTCCGATGGGTGATGTAGTGATGCCTATGAGTGAACTTGCTATGATAGAACCAGACATTAAGATTGATATATCTGATGATGGTGCGTGGAGCAAGGCTTTAGAACAACAGAACCTAGACTCATTACTTGAAAGAGAATACATAACATTCCCAGAATACATAGATTTAATACCAGAAAGTGCAAACTTACCTAAGACAAGAATATTAGCAAAATTAGACGAGAGGGCAGAGAATGGCAGTCAAGAAATCGCAGGACAAGAACTTGCAGGACAAGAACTTGCAGGACAAGAACTTGCAGGACAGCAAGTCGGACAGCAAGAAAGCATCGGTCAGCAAGTCCAAGCCGAGCAAATCAACCAAATCTAACGCTAAACTGTTAGAACCGATTGTTCATAATAGAGCAACATTTAAGACACAAGAAATATGGGAGGATCAGTGGGAAGCGTTTTTTCAAGAAGTCAGAGATTCTGACTTTAAGATATTCCCCACCAAATCAAACTTTGCTAAGAGAATAGGATGTAGTTATTCAACAGTAATGAAAGCATTTACAATGTACCCAGAAAGTTTTGTATCAGTAAACAATATGTTAGCTGATATATTAGTAGAGGGTGTTGCACTTAAATATTGGCAATCAGGAATTGTTATGTTTAGTATGAATAATTGGTGTGGGTGGACATCTAACGCAAAAGTGATAACAAAAGACACCACAAAAGAATTAGTTTCTAAAGAGTATATATTACAGGCTCTTTCAGAATATGCAGACCGTGAGGGTATAAAATTATTATCCTCAAACTAAAGTTTAAAAGGAGAATAAAATGGACTTAGAAAACAACAATGCAGTAGTAGACTTAGATACACCAGTCGAAACTGAAAGCGTAGAAAATCAAGAGGTCGCTGAACTTGAACCAGTTGATGAAAGCGTAGAAACACAGGAAGTCGCTGAACCTGTAAGGTCTGAATCAGACAGAGCGTTTGCTGAAATGCGTAGACAGAATGAGGAACTTTCCAGAAAAGCACAAGAAGCTGAAAAACAAGCACAAGAATTAACTAATGCTTTAGGTAATTGGTTTCCTGGCGAAACACCAGAAGAAAAGGCAATACAAGCAAAAGCCTTTTACGAAGAAAGAACCCCAGAAGAAGTTAAAGCAGAAATAGAAGCAACTAGAGCAAGCGAAGCATTACAAAACGAATTACAATCAACTAAGCAAGAACTACAATCAATCAAAATTCAAACAATGATGGCGAATGACTTGAAAACAATTCAAGCAATAGACTCAACCATTAAATCATTTGATGACTTAGGCAACGATTACGCCACTTATATAAAGGCTGGTTTACCTTGTGAAAAAGCATATTATGCAATAAAAGCAGATGAAGCTAAAAACAAAGTAGTAACACCAAAACCGATAGGTGCTGTAAATGGTGATGGTTCAGACGAAGTATTTTACGCAGAAAATGACGAAAGATTAAATGACCAAAACTTCGTAAATAAAAACTTTGAACAAATTAAGAAATCAATGGCTAGATGGAAATAGAGTTCGCCTAAGACTAGGAGGATAATATGTCTTTTAATAACTACAAAGGAACCGTATGGGCTAAACAAGTCGATACAGATTTACACAAAGCATTAGTATTCGCACCAAACTGCAACACACAATATGAGG